CCACATCCGGGCGGCCGCATACGGGCTCGGGTTCTTCTCGTCGCCGGCGTTCTGCGCCTCGATCAGCGCCATCCGCGCCCGGCAGGCGACGTGCGTGGCGCTGAACGCGGGGCCGGTCTCCTCGTGCGAGGTGGTGTCGGCGGCCCGATGGCCGCAGCCGCACGGGCAGAGGCCGGCGCGGTAGTCGGCCAGGGCGAGGATCTCGGCCCGGTCCTGCTCGGTCCAGGTCGGCTCACGGGTCGTCACCGAACGGACCAGGCGGCCTTCGTCGTCGTGCTCGTACTCGGTGACCTCGGTCGGCTCGCGGCCGTCGAGCTTCGACGGCGGGATGCCGAGGCGTTCGGCGGCTTCTATCCGGGCGCGGAAGCCTGGCTGATCTGCGATGCGGCGCGCGAGAAAGGGTCGACATCACGCCGGTTCAGGCTCCATGCGGCGTCGGAGAGGGTGTCGTACTGCCGGTCGGTGACCTTGTCGACGAGGTCACCGAACTCGACGTCATCGAGCTCCGGGTCGACCAGCGACGCCTGGATCAGGGCGTCGTAGAACGTCTCGGTGTTGACGCCCACGTACATGTCGCGGGTGTCGAGCCGCTCCTCGCCGGACTCTTCGTCCTTGACGATCCGGGGCGGGTGCTGGCCGATCAGCGCGCGGAACTCCCGGTGTGGCAGGGCGCGGAGCCGGAACGTCCAGCTGTTCTCGGCGATCTCCGCCTGCAGCGCCTCGATGCGCTCGGCCATGGCGCCGAGGTCGCCGCCGCCGGCCAGCGAGTCCAGCGCGCGCTTGCGGGCCTTGACCAACTCGCGGTCGGCGTCCTCGAAGTCGGCGAGCAGGTCACCGCGCATACAGATCTGGACGGTCTTCTCGGGCAGGGTGGCCGACTTCAGCAGGTCGCTGAAGTTCTTCGTCGTGGTCATCGGTGCGCCACCACCGTCTCGACCAGCGTCGGGCTCGTGCCGGCGGCGTTCGTCCGGACGCGCCGAACGACGATGCGTTCCGGCGTCACTTCGACCGAGCGCAGGTCAGGCGCATCGAAGCCGAGCGCATTCAGCAGGTCACGCACCTGGTCTATGTCGAGGCTGGTCTGCCCCAACACTGGATCGTGATGCAGCGTCCAACCGCATCCACAGGTTCCTGTTGCCATGATTCTCCTACCCGAACGTCCCGAACTGGGCGCCCGGCCACCGGTTCGGGACGGCGGCCGGGCACGAAAAAGCCGCCCGGAGGCGGCGGCGATGCGGAGCAGGAATCAGGCGACGGCGGCGCGAAGGTTCGGCGTCGCGGTGATCTTCAGCGGGACCTCGTACCGCTCGATCGTGTTCGGCTCCGGGTCGAGGTGCTTCACCTCGCCACACAGCGCCGGGTACACCTGGCACGCCTGCGACGACGCCCACGCAGTGGACTCGGCGATCGACCGGCGCACGACCAGGTAGCCCGCGGTGTCGCGGACCAGCGTGGTGAAGATCGTGTCGGTCCCGGACTGCTTCTTGAGCCGCAGCCCGGTGCCACTGAAGCTGGTGCGGCCGTTGACGTTGGTGGTGAACGTGCTGGACAGCGACGACGTGTCGACGTCGGCGGTGTCCGGCGCCAGACCCATCAGGCCGTCCGCGGTCAGCGTCGCCTGCAGCGAGATACCGGCATTCAGCTCGGCGGTCGTCGGGGCCGCGATGTTGGCGATGGTCGTGACCCAGTAGACCCGGGTCTTGCCATCAGCGGTGATGTCGGGCATCTACCTACTCCTTCTTGTCGCCGCTGGTGGCGGACTTCGGGGAACTCTTGGCCGGCGGAGCGGCGCGCTCGGGCGAGCCGGGCACCGGCGGCGGGTCGGAGGGACGCCAGCCCAGCTCCTCGTGCAGCACCGCCGCGTCGTGGGCCAGCACGCCGCGGCCGCCGTGCTCGGCGTGCTGCACGTGCTGGAACTCCAGGCCGGTCGGCTCGGTCGTCTCCGACCAGCCCTGCACGGCGACCCAGTAGTCCCGATCGGCGGCGGTATCGACCACGGCCTTCGCGCCCTGGTGGTCGGCGATCCAGTACTTCATCGATGCCCCCTAGGCCCGGTACAGCTCGTAGGTGACGCCGGTCAGCGCGCCGGAGAACGTCACGGTCGCGACACCGGTCGAGGTGTTGATGGCCGTTCGCGGGACGAGGATCATCCGCACGCCGGTCGCCGGCGCGGCCACCGGCGTGACCGTCCCCGGGTTGCCCTGGCCGGTCGACCCCGGGTCGAGGATCGCCACGTTCGTCGCCGTGCCCGTGGTGATCACGCGCATGTAGACGCCCTGATTGCCGAAGCTGGACTCGGCGATCGTGTCGGACGCGGTAGGCGTGATCGCCGATGGCGTAGTGCCGGTGATCACCACCGACTGTGATGCCTGGAGCGCCATCCGGCGCACCCCCTTCGATGGATGGTTGATCCGCCGAACGACGGACGGTGATCTCGTGCAAGCAGGCCGTAAAGTGGCCGGTCATGAGCGACATCGAAGAGGCCGAAGCCGTCGAGCCGAGGAGGCGGCGGTTCGACTGGGGCTTCAAGCCCTGGCCCAACCGGCTCTTCTACTCGGTGATCGCCGGGACGATCGCCAATCTGGCCGTCGGCAGCCGATCCCTCGGCACGGTCGTCGCCGTCGTGCTGTTCGTCCTGACCAGCGCGATCGCCGGAATCGGGCGCCGCTAGGCCGGGTGGGTGGTCCAGCCGTAGACCTCGACCAGATCCGTGTAGGCCGCGCCGGTGGTCTCGTCCTCGTCCGCCGGTGCGCTCTCCATCCACCGGATCGGCGAGCAGGAGCGGCCCGCGACGACCGGGGTGACGTCGAGCAGCGCGTTCTCCACCCGGCCCGCGATTGCCCGGGCCGCGACCGGGTTGGCGCCGACGCAGTGGCACACCATGCGCACGTTCACGACCGTCGACAGTCCGGTCAGCGAGATCTTGTCCGGCACCACGGTGCCGTCGGGCAGCTCGCGGAAGACGTAGACCAGCACGTACGGCGGCTCCGGCAGCGGCGAGCTCCGCGGCACCTTCCCGTCGTGCACGGTCAGCTGCGCGTCGGCACGCAGCAGGCCCAGACCCGCGTCGGCGTGCGCCTGGATGCTGGTCACGGCTGCTCCAGCGGCTTCGCGGCCAGGTCCTGCATCGCCCTCTCGAACCGGGGCGCCTCAGCCCGGGCCGCCGGGCCCATGTGCGGGATCGGCTCGTTGTGCACGCTGCCGTACTCGAGCAGGTTGCCCAGCGCGCCCTGGCGGCGCTCCTTGTCCGGGCCGATGTCCGCCCAGGCGCCGGCCGGTGTCGCCCGGGTGTCGTAGGTGATCGCCCGCGGGTAGGCGGGCGCGTGCGCCAGGCGGGACACCCGGCGCTGCGCGTCCACCTTGATGTTCAGCGCGCCCTTGGTGACGACCTGGCGCGTCTCGGCCGGGGCCGTCCGCGCCGCCTCGAGCAGGTCGTCGGACAGCTCGACCACCTCGTGGGCGTCGATCCCGACAGCGTCCCCGTTCGACGCCACGTCAGTCCGTCCTCTCGGTCACGCCGAGACGCCGAGCCGAGGCGTCAGTCTTGTGCATCAGGTCACGCACCAGCAGCACCCGGCCGACCAGGTCCGCGTCGCGGGAGGCGGTGACCTCGACCTCGTCGCCGACCCGCACGCCGGTTACCAAGACGGGCAGCTGCAGTTCCATACGCGCCAGCAACTGGTAGTCCTCGCCGGGCGTGTGCTGCTGCGACTGCGCCGCGCGCGGCTGCTGGACGCGGCACGGGCCGGTGTAGACCGCTTCCCAAGCCAGGGCCACGTCGCCGGTGTCCGGGTCGGTGGCCTCGCCGGTGCGCCGCCGGATCGTGCAGGTGTCGACCATGCCCGCCTCGGCGGCGATCCGGCCGCGAGCCAGGACGCTGGCGCGGGACATCGTGCCTCCTCAGGGGCGGGTGACGACGCCCGAGTTCGGGCGCGTGACGGTGCCGGCAGACGGCCGGGTAACGACGCCCTCGTTCGGGCGCGTGACGTACCGGTCCCGCGGGCCGCCCGTCCCGGCCGCGACCGCAGCCGGCAGGACCGCGGCGCCGACACCGGCGGCCAGGGTTGTGCCCTCGGCGGCGGAGACAGCCGCGGGCAGGTCGGCGGCGCTGGCACCGATCGTTGCTGCGGTGCCTGTCGCGGAGCTTTCCGCCGGCGGAAGCGCAGAGGCGGCCGTGCCGGTCGCGGCGGCAGTGCCCTCGGCGGCGGACGTTGCGGCGGGCAGCGTCGAGGCCGCGGAGCCGGTCGTGTCGAACACCGGATAGGCGGTCGTCGACCAGGCCAGGCCGTCGAGCTGCACGGTGTGGTTCGCGATCGACCGGAGCATGCCGGCCTGGCATTTGTTGGTGCCGCCGGCGCCGACCGTGTCCTGGTTCGCCAGCGAGGTGATCGTCTGCGTGATCGAGCCGTCGGCGGCGTACTGCAGTCCCTGGATCTGCCCGACCGTCGAGGAGAAGACCAGGACGCCGAGGCCGACGTCCCACCAATCGCCTGCCACGTACGTGGCACTGAAGGTGGCCAGCGCGGTCCCGGCTGGGCCGCGGATCGACACCGCGCCGGCGGACGTCACCCGGATCTCGGCGCGGAACGAGCCGGTCGAGTCACCGACGATGATGATCCGCACGCCCGTGGAGTCGGACGGCAGCGACGGGAGCCGGAACCGCAGCCGGCAGAAGAGCTGGCCGCTCGACGCGGCGCCGACCGACGTCGTGTACTCGCAGTAGCAGGTGCCGACGGTGCCGCCGGACGCGAACTGCCCGGAGAGGGCGCCGCGGAACGCGGTGGCGTTGTAGGTGACCGAGCCGCCAGCGACGATCTGCACGAACTGGAAGGCGTTGCCGGACGCCCCGCCGGAGTTCCCGGTGGTGATCGTCGTCGCCGGTGTGCCGCCCTCGAAGGTGTTGATTACCTCGGCCACGGGCCCGGCCCTTCTAGCTGGCGGGCATGGTCAAAGTCGCCGCGGTCACTTCCACGGTCAGGCCGACGCTGACCGTGGTGGTCGCCAAGGTCAGATCCCCGCCGCCGCCGGTCGCCGTCACCGACCCGTCGTAGACGCCTAGCCCGGTCGCGGCGGCCTCGGTCGAGTCGAGCACCCGGAACCATCCGGCCGTGCCCGCGGCGACGCCGGTGGCGGTGACCGCGGGGGTGATGTCGAGG